CACGACTACCATTTTGGCAGATTGAAGAATTTCTGCACCGGTTGTTATATAAGCTACGGTAGCCCAGGTGCTTGTAGCAACATCAAAATTTCTAATGCCGTCTGCTGCTTGGAAATTAACTACAAAAAATCTATCGTTAGAAAAAACTGACCCAAAATAGGTTGTACCCCAAAAGAATTGCGAATCATTTCCTGTCCATGTTGATGTTCCAAGATCTAAGCGAGTCCACCCACCAGAAATATAGTCATAAGCAAATTGAGTATCAAACGCAATGATTCTATCATCATTAATTTTTTTTGTTTCTAAGGTAAGTAATCCCATGACAGGATCAGCTGGATAGAAAAATACGGATTGAGTAGCTAGAAGTGCATCACCTCCAGCTATCGCAAAAGTGGGCCCTCCAAACACATACGCACCTGTAGCGGTAGTTGCTCTAGTTTGTGCGCCAGCAAGCGTTGCCCCTGTTGCAGTGACAGTGAAAAATACATCTTCACAAGAGAATAATTGTCCAGCTTTTTGTATTATTCCAGGAACTGCCGTCGCTGCCAGATTACCGGCTCCATCAGTAGTTCCTATGTCTACACGTAATCGAGATGCAAATTGTTGATCTGCAACAGATTGATCTAATAAACGCGAACCAAAACGTTTCCTCAATCTCCCACGATAAACATATGCATTTTGTAATGTTGAAAAAGCATCGTCCGGAATAAGCCACGGTTTAACATTATCTTGCAATCCTGTTTCTATTGGAGCAATTAGAAAACGTTTTGTAGGCATCTTATCTCCCTATAGCATACCATTGAAATGGTGATGCCTGTCTAGTTCCAGACGCAAATAATGAAACACGATACGTCACAACCTTGAAATCAACATTACCTATCTCATATGATCTTATGGCCACATCCTGAGTTCCTGTAGCGTTAGTTCCCCCAACAGTCGATATAGATAGCTGTAAATTATAAAGTTCTGTAAAAGGAGAAGCAAATGTAACAGTGAGTAATCCGGCTACTGTGCTGTTATTGCCCCATTTTAATTTAATTCCTGAAGGAAGCGTAGTTTCACCTGTAAATCCACGTGTAGCACCCGTTATATTTCTTTCTGGTAGGAGTGTATCACCACTTTCTGGAAGAACGAAAAGTTGAGTAATTCCACCTCCATCAGCCTTAGCAAATAATTTAATTTCATCAGCTACGGCTACCGGACTTGCAGCACCTCCAACAAAATTTGGCATAGATACCACATTATGCTTACCCTGATTACCAGAAGCCGCATCAAAGTTAACATGATCTATACCAATTAACGTAGAAATAGAGATAAAATTTTGAAGAATGTCATTTTGAGATGATTTTATCCTATCTGTTGGCTGCGGAATATTATTACTGTAAGCCATTTTAATCCTCTTTGCATATTATTCTATATTAGATTCTTGTTTAGGTTTCTTTTTAAGTGTATACTTAATTTTTATAAGTTTTCTCAATTTTCTTTTTTTAGAAATTAGATGAAGATTATACTTAAATTTTCCCCTAACCCAATCAACAAATGAACCCATATAATCCATCATAATACGTATGCCTTACACCTATAACTAACTATTACCAAACCCAAAACCAAATCCCGCACCCAATTGAGTATATATTGTGGCTGTTCTCTCGTTTGTTTGTTGAACAATGGTTCTCCTTAACACCATTCTCTCTTGACGATTAAATTCTGGCATGATCATCTGGACCGTTTCCATGTCCATTCTATCTTGTAGGACCTTGATTGCCGCTCCGTATGAAATGTACTGCCACCATTGCTCTAGGTCTGGGTTCTGCCCATTCAGAATAAGTTCTGTAGGTCTTACGAACGATTCCAATTGAACATTATAAACCTGATCAGGAATAGGTCTAAATGTAAATGTATTGTTAAAATAGAGCATCGCGCTCGGTCGCCCGGCTACATAAGGAACAGTTTGAGAGTTTATAACACCTGTAGGAGCAGTAGAGAAAACAAGGGTATATGCACCAGTAAGATAGTTTATGGTACCAGTCCCATCTCCTGTTAAAAGACCATCAGAATTCTTATCAGAAAGCTCAAGTCCATCATTAGCAACATCTTTTGCCGTAAAGCTCACTTTTCCTCGTGTTACAGGAACTGAAGACAGTGTACCGTTAAAATTAAAAAGAGCGCCATTACCAGTCAGACCAGTACTCTGAATTGAGTTATGAAAAGGATAAATATTAAAAAACTCTTCTTCTGACTGAGAATAAAATGCCGGAAATCCTGCAATATACACGGGAGGATTGAATGTAATAAAACTATTCACATCAACCAGAACAGAATCTACCGTATATGTATCTATATTAGGTTCTAGGCTAAATCTAACAGCTTTTTGAAGAGAAAATAGGCGAAGAGTTTCAGGAAAATCATATAAAATAAAGGTATTAATGTATTGATCTAAATCTACAATAGTTAACTGTGATGTAGAAGGAGACTGAGTCAATTTACGTACTTTATTTCGAATTTCAAGAAGGGTTGTTACGGCCATAATCTCTCCTGTTTATTAAACACTTAAAACTATAGCATGACACGCAATTGAGTAATAGTTTTATAATACATTTCTTGTCGCTTGTCTTAATGAAGAATTAACTTCACCCACTGGAAGCACAATTGCATAGTCGTTAATATACCATGGAAGAGGAACCGCTGCGCTTGCCAAAACAAATGCATCGAATCCCCGCGTATTAATATCAACTACGAATGAATCTGATCCGGGTACAGACAAAATTGTACCAACTAAATTGTTGGCTTCTATCATCCCAAATTCACTTGGTATAAGGAGTCTAACAATAAGACCAACAAGATAATCATGATCAAAACTCGTTGTTACAGTAGCATTTCCTGCTAGTGTAAGTGCATTGATTATTCTCATTGCTGGCTGATATGTTGGACTCTCTAGAGCAAGGATCATTGGAATAGCCATTATACTATCCTACTTTTTCAACAGTAATGATGTCTTTATCCTCGGTGAGATCATCTATATCAATAAACTCTAACGATTGAAATCCAAATCTTCTTTTTTTATGGCCAACCTTCATGGTCGGAACTCCAGCTTCATTCATAGAATAAGAATGAACAGGGTACCAACCGTTCTTATTGAGATGACGAGCAACACCAAGAGGTATTGAATAGATTTCTCCATCAACCAGGTCAAACCGTTCAGTTTGGTCTTCTTTATATTCTCGATATACAAAACTCATGAGCCCGCCAGGAACTTCATAGAATTTAAACATACCTTTTACTATTTCTCTATCTTTATCACGATGCCAACGTAAGTTCTTTTTTGTTTTTATTGGATCTTTTTTAGTTGGAGTCGAAAGTTGTATAGCCATATTTCTCCTTATTGTAAAGTTGAAGTATGTGGCCCGCAGGGGAATCCAGGGTGGTTTCAAAAACCTTGCAATGCGAACCACATACTTAGTATCTACCTATTCGTTAGTAACCTCAAACTTCGTTATTAACAGAAAACGATTTACCAGCACGCCAGAACATTTCATCACCGTCTGCTCCACCCGGAGAATCTTCTCCACCAGGAAGGCTCATTCCAAGGATGTTCTGATTATCAGTAGCACCAGACAAGATATCTACACCAGCTGCAAGAGCGGCTCCTGTATCTTCCCCAAGAGGAACTACAAGTGCAGGGCTAAACGGCACATCTCCAGGCAATGCAAATGTAAACGCAGTAAACGCAGAAGAATCAATATCAAGCGTCAGGGTATTGGCCGTAACAGCAAGAATAGTTCCTTGGAGACCATCCATTTCAACCATTTCTTCTATTGCGGGAACTACCATACGAATAACTTGACCTACTGAAAGTCCATGATCAACAGTACAAGTTATGACTGCCTGCGCTGCAACACTAATATTAGCAACGAATCGACGACGAGGAAAGAATCGTGGATCAAATTTGATCTGTCGATAATTACCAGCAGTAGCAGCAGCTCCAGGAGCATTTGCCATTCGATACTTTATTCTAAAACTCGTATTAGCAATAAGAGTATCTATTTGGAATGCAATGCCACCCAAACTCTCCTGTCCGGTCATACTAGAAAGAATAACAATATCATCATCAACCAACGTTCCCGTATCACCAGTTGACACCACCGGTTGGGCAGCATCCGTAGATGCAGTTACCGCTACTAGAGCACCAAACGGATTGTTTGATGTATTAAGAAGGGTAAAACCAGTATCTGTCATTGTAAGAAGATTGAGATTATCACCAGCTCCATCTTTAAACCATCTGATACCAGCTTCATCAGCCATACCGCGCTGCCAATAAAACTCAACACTATTATCGTCCTGGGCGGCCGCATTAGTGAAGTTATAGACACACATCCAATCTACATCTGAACGGATACTCAAAAGTTTAGTCTCACCGTCAGAAGTAAAACTACCTTGTTGAACAACTGTATTAAAAGCCATTATTTTATCCTTAAGCTAATGTTGCGCGTAGGTTGATAACCCACAAGTCATTGGTAATTCTAGGAACTTCCGCAAACTTGTATCCAACAGAAGCGTTAAGAGCCAACGGACCATCATAAATAGGTGGTCTGTAGATAAAGCTTGCGCTATATCCATCTTGCTCTATACATGCATACGCTTCCATACCAACACAGAAAATATTAAATACATTGGCACCATTAGTAGAAGCTGTCGGTGTAGTAGATCCAATTGAAGACACTAGGAAACGAAGGTTTCCAATAGCACCCCACTCAGAACGCAATGCATTCATTGGAGACGGATACTGGTTCTTTTGAATGAACCCAGCAACAGAATCCAAGTTTCCTGTAAGTTGTGTAGACGCTAATGCAAAATATGCATCTCGAATTGGCGCTGTACCAAACTTATCTTCACCTTCAATGTTATCCAAAATAGTATATGCATCATTATTTAATAATGTACGTACTACTTCATCAACATCAGAACGTGAAATTTCAGTTGGGTTATCGCCGTTAACGCCACCAACACAGTTAATGAATGAAGCTGTACCAGCAAGCATATTACGGGTAAGTTCATCTTCTGTTTGTCTGCAATCTGTTACTTTCACCTACCGGCTACTGACTATAGATAAATCCATAGCGGGGAGTCTTGTTATTCCTCCCTCCATATGTTTCCATATGGGTCGGACTATCGCATACACTAAATTTTATTTCA